GACCTATGTACAGTATGAACAAGATGGGTATACAGCCTATCAAAACTATCTCTACAAGAGAGCACTCTATGGTTTAGATGCTCTTACAGAGAAAGAACTTGCTACTATGTGTAGTAAGAAAAAACAAAGAATAATTAGTGTTTACAAGCGTGCTCAGATTACACTTAATAAGTTTAAGCAGCAAGTAACTATTAAATATTCTAATCAAATCTTTGAAACTCTGTTTCCAAACAGCCCAATTACACAGTTCTTATTGGCTGATACTGAGGCAGATGAGAAGTTTAAGAATACTTTAACTTTTAAAGATTTAGGTATTGAAAAAAAAGATATTATTGCTATCTTTATTGCTGAAGGCATACTACCAAGAAACTTTTTTGATTTAAAAGAGATGCCAAATCAGTTACCTAGATTAAAGAATGAAGTCAAAGCTTAAAGAATGTGATGCCTGTGGTAAACAGAGTATCATATGGAAGAACCATGAGGGATTTAAATACTGCCGTTATTGCTGGAGTTGCCAAAAAGCCCTTAATAGTGACAGTTCACAGAAACCAAACGATTACAAGATCCCTCAGGTCTCTTCCAAGAAAAAGAAGAAAGATGTTGAGTATCTCAAACTGAGAGAAAGATTTCTTACTGAAAATCCAATATGTCAAGTCTCTGTAGCCGGTTGTATGAATGGTAGTACTGATGTGCACCATAAATATGCCGGCTCTAACAGGGATGTATTCTATTTGGTACAGTCTACATGGTTAAGTGTGTGCAGGAACTGTCATGATTGGATTCATGCTCATCCTGCAGAGGCTAGAGTGTTAGACTATCTAAAATGAACAAGATGAAAAGAGATGAAATTCAAGAAGAAGCATTAAAAGCTACAGAAGGGAGACGGAGATGTTCCGTAGTATTAGGCACAGGGGTTGGTAAGACCCTTGTTGGCCTATTACATATTGAGAGAAATACTAATGCTATGCAAAATGTATTAGTAGTTGCTCCAAAGAAGTCCATCTTCCAGTCTTGGTCTGATGATGCTGTAAAGTTTGGTAAGCAAGATATACTAGAGAGAATTACTTTTTCTACATATATTGGTCTACCAAAGAGAAATCCAGATGAATATGATTATGTCTACTTGGATGAGTGCCATTCACTTCTTGATTCTCATAGAACATTCCTTGATGTGTATAAGGGTGGAATACTAGGTCTTACTGGTACACCACCTAAACATAGGAACTCTGAGAAGGGAATAATGGTAGCTCAGTACTGTCCAGTAGTACATACTTTTAAAGCTGATGATGCAATTGAGAATGGAATCATTAATGATTATCAAATAATTGTACATGAGCTTGAATTAGATAAGTGCAAGAACTATCAAGTTAATATGAAGACCAAGTCTTTTATTACTTCAGAATATGATAACTACAGATACTGGGGTAATAGATTAGATATGGGTCAGGGTCCTGCTCAGATGCTCAGAGTTATGCGCATGAAAGCTATGATGGAGTATAAATCTAAAGAGAAGTATACTAAGAAGCTCATGGAAAGCATTGATTCCAAGTGTATTGTATTTGCTAATACTCAAGAGCAGGCTGATAAACTATGCAGGTTTAGTTACCATAGTGGTAACAAAGACTCTGAAGATAACTTGTTGTTATTTAAAGAAGGTAAAATAGATAAACTATCTTGTGTACTGCAGTTAAATGAGGGTATTAACATACCTAACTTAAGACAGGGTATTATCATGCATGCGTATGGTAATGAGAGAAAAGCAGCGCAGAGAATTGGTAGATTACTCAGACTCAATCCAGATGAGAAAGCTATTGTACATATACTATGTTATAAAGGTACAGTAGATGAGAAGTGGGTTAAAGAAGCTCTTGAGGGATTTGATCAGGATAAGATAGTTTGGAGAAATTATGATTTAAAGTTAAATTAGCAAAATGGAACTTCCAGAAGATCACAAACTTATACTGTATAATGATGATGAGCATAGTTTTGCTTATGTTATGGCATGTCTAATTAAATACTGTGGACATGAACCACAACAAGCAGAACAATGTGCATTAGTTGCTGACCTTGCTGGTCAGTGTACTATTAAACATGGTTGTTGGGCACAGATATCAACAATGCTGGAGTTTCTTCAAGCACAAGGTCTAAAAGTAAAAATGGAAGAAGTTGAAGGCAATATGCATTGATAGCAGTAATAAACCAGCTAAAGTACCTATTGAACAATGGGTAAAAGAAGGTGAGGTATATACTATTATTAAAGTAGTTAAGATGGGATTGCAGGACGGCAAATATGGTGTGCTTCTAAAAGAGGTACAGATATCTGCCGACTGTTTTCCATATGAGTACTATGATGCAGAGAGGTTTATTCCGTTAGATATTAGACTGTACCAGATTGAAGAAGAAAAAGAAGAAGTCCTAGAAGAAGCAGACTTAGAATTAATATAGTTTTATGGAAAATTATACAATAGAAGACATTCTAGAAGAGTGTCAGATTCTTGCTGCGCAAAATAGAGGTGCAGCTAAGAAGAGAGAAAGAATGTATCTTGACAGAAGAAACTACCTCATAGGTATATTGCATTATAAGTATGGTAAGAGCTCAACTTTTATTGCTGATATATTTGGAATGGATGGATCATCTATTAGAATAGCAAAAAGACATGCTTATACTTTACTTAGTTATAATGATATAACTTTTGCAGCTAATGCCTGTGAGTATATACAAAAGTTTCCATATGATTTTCCATATGCTGGTACTAAACAACATAGAAGAACTACTGTAGTAGTTTCACTAGACAGTGCTTTATATAAGAAAATAAAAGCATATGGTAATATTGTTGGAGATGCTAAGATAGATACTACAATTAAGAACTTACTTAAAAAAGCAATTAAGCTATGGGAAGAATGAAAGAGATTTACATGCAGGTCATGCATGAGAATGATGGTCAGGTTCCAGAAGAGATGACCATTGCAGATATCATGAGAATGAAAGAATTAGAAATCTACAATTGGGAACAATATGAAAGAGAACAAGAGAAAATTAGACTATTCAGAATTAAACAGGAAAATCCAAGAGAGATTACAAAGGTGGCACAAGTTAGAGAGTTCTGGGAAGAAGAACTTGAAAAAGGTAAAATCAGAAGGATTGCAAAAGGTGAATAATGAAGAAGGGGATTAGTCACTTTATTAAATATACCTTGGTATGGATAAGCCAAAACTTATCCGTACCTTTTTGGATGGTAGGTCATGTACATCTTAGCATAAATGTATATGCTGATATTCATGAGATAATGATGTCCATGGGTATGAATATAATTGTGGCAATTGGATTTATTATTGACTATAGAGAAATAAGAAAGAATGAAAAATAGAAACTGGGTAGTAATACTACCAATATTATTTTATGTGTTAGCAGGCTTTGGCTATTTAAGATGTGTCTACAAGATGTGTACATGTAATTGGGAACCTGTTGGTAAAGCTGAGATAGTTTATACTGTAGGTACATTTACTGGTGCAGGTGTTATTATTGGATATCTTAGCATTGAAGATAAGTAAATCACAAAAAAGTGTCATTTTTAGTACATTTAACCGGTTAAGATCCGATTATGTAGGCTAAAACCACCATAAATTGTGATTTTTTCACAAAAAGATGAATTAAGACATCATTAGAAAGGATAAGGGGTAAAAATTACCACATATGCTGAACATAAATGTAAACTTATAAGCTTATAAAACAACTAAAAATTTGAACCTATGAACTTAAACAGAGAGAAACGTAGAGAAGAAATGGCTGGTATTGGTACTGCCGTTCTCTTAAGCTTTATAATTATATGTATTATAGTAGCTACTATTCAAGTAATCTTTAATATTTTATAAGATGAAAGACTATCCAAAGTGGGTAAACAATCTTGTTTACTTTTTAGCAGGTATTGGCTTTGGTCATATATTATTTAACTTTATATTCTAAGTTATGCCGGATATTACAATGTGTCCTGGTACTAATTGTCCAGTTAAAGACAAGTGTTACAGATTCACTGCTAAAGCAAATGAATGGGGTCAGTCATATTTTATGAGTGTTCCAGGTAAAACAGTAGATGACAAGTTTACTTGTGATAATTACTGGGGTGAAGGTGGTGAAGAAATATGGAGTAAATCAGAAAATAAAGATGGGAAAGATAATTCTTGAGTTTGACTCTATTGAAGAAAAAGAAGATGCAAGAGATGCATTAGACGGTCCTAGATGGAAATTGGCTGTCTGGGATCTTGACCAAAAATTACGTGAAATAACCAAGTATGGTTATGTTGACAAAAAAGAAGCTACTGATCAAGAAAGAGATTTAGCTGATAGACTTAGAAAGGAATTGAGAGGAATATTAGAAGACTATAATTTAAATCTAGAATAGTATGAGTGTAAACAAGAAAGACTACAAAGTAGTAGAAGTACAAGATGGTTATACAACAAAGTATACCGTAAAGAAAAGAATCTTTTGGTTATTCTGGAAGACCATTAAGAACAATGCAGGATTTGATATGCAGTATGACACAAAGAGAGCTGCACAATCTTACATTAACTTTCTAAAGTGATAATTTCTACATGTGTTAGGAAAGTACAGCAGATTAAGAGATTATGAGTGTTGTAGAAAAAGTCACTAGAAAGAGTATGATTATTAGACCAAGTGGAAGGAGCACTGATTACATTGCTCCTTCTTTTGGTCATGGCTGTTTGTATAACTGTACTTACTGTTATATGAAGAGACATAAACCGGAAGGATTATCTGTAGCTAAGAATACTATGGACATCCTGACAGAAATTAATTCTCATGCATTCTTTGCTGATGTAGAGAAGCCAAATCAGACTGGAGATTATATTACATATGATATCAGTTGCAATGAGGACTTTGCTCTACATGCTAAGTATCATGATTGGAGAACAATCTTTAAGTTTTTTAGAGATCATCCACTTGCTATGGGTTCATTTGCTACTAAGTATGTAAATAAAGACTTATTAACTTTTGGTCCTGAAGGTAAAATTAGAATTAGATTTAGTCTAATGCCTTATGAACTAATGGAACATCTTGAGCCTAATACAAGTAAACTTTATGAGAGACTTAGAGCTGTTTACGAATTTAGAAATGCTGGTTATGAAGTTCACTTAAACTTTAGTCCTGTTATTGTACATGATAACTGGTTACAGCATTATATGAGTTTGTTTAACACTGTAGACAGAATGGCCAAAACAGATGGCTGGGCTGATGATAGAGTTAAAGCTGAGGTAATCTTTTTAACTCATAATGAAGAAAAGCATTGGTATAACGTAGCAAATAAATTACCAGGTGAAGAGTTTCTTTGGACACCTAAGATACAAGAAGGTAAGATATCTCAGTATGGTGGTAAAAATGTAAGATATGAGCATAATAGAAAGGCAGACTACATAAAACAGTTTATTCAAATACATGATAGTATAATACCTTGGAATACCATCAGATACATCTTTTAATATGGAAAAGAAAATAATGGATGAAATGCTGGCACTGTCAGCACAGATTGCAAAAGAGCATTATGAATTGACAGATAATGTAGATAGAAACTTAAACTATCTGTGGTATATGTACCACAAGGGTAGTAAAGTTGGGACATTCCGTCCTTTTGTATATATGGCAGAGTTACAACTGCTAAAGAGAATGGGCTACATTAATGATACTGAGATAAAGAACATGATTGCAATGTTAGAATCTTCAGATGAAGAGAACCTGCACATGGTTACTCTATCAATTAAGAGCTTTAGAGATCTAAGAATTCTAGAACATGGTGAGTATAGTAAAGTGAATAAGGCATATACGAAGATTGCTAAAGATTATCCACATGAGATACTTAACCATGAAGTATTTATGAAAACAATGTCACCGGCAAATGGCTAATCTAATTAAAGAACATATTATTGCAGAGATAAGAGATGGTAATAAGAACATTCAGGATATGCTTCCAGAAACTATAGCAAAGTATGTAAAAATAAGATATAAGTGTTCTACATATATTGCCAAGACAATTGCAAAAGAATTAACAAATGACAGAAAATGAATTAACAGACTTAGGCTTTAATAAAGTAGAAGTCAATGACTTAGAGAGTCAAAATGGATATGATTATTATTACTATACTCTTGACATATTTAACAATCTTACTTTGATTTCAGTAGATAATGATAGAGTACAAGATGAAAATTGGTATGTATATAATCTAGATTGGCCTGATCAATTTAAACTTCAGACAGTAGATCAGGTTCAGCAGTTCCTTCATTCTGTAGGTCACTTTTCTTCAAGAGCTTAGCTTTTTCAGAGAGCATGGTGGATAGAATGAGTGTAGATGCAGATTCCCATGCATCATCAATTTCTTGAGATAGAAGATCAAATGACATGGTAGTCTTTAATACTTCTCCTGTACGGAGATGTATTTTACTACCAGCATCTGGATTTCTTGGGTTGACAAAAGATATTCTGGTTATATGAGCAACATTTAAGTGCTCAATATATGGGCCATGCTCATCTCGGAATTCTATTGGTAGAAACATTAGACTATTTGGTTACCTTCTATTTTGTAATTGCTAACTTGCACTAAGTTACCATTTCTTTTTAGAATAGCAAATCCATGATTCCATTCATTTATTTC